ACGATGACGACGATGACGACAAGCCCCGTCGCCGGAAGACCGGTCAGCGGACCGGCGGGACGCGGAAGAAGGGTCAGCCCAACCGCGACGCGCTGATCAAGAAGTACGGCATCAAGCGCTGATCATCAGCAACATCAACCATCGAAGGAAGGATCATCATCGTGGCTCGCTACGACAAGTATGACCCGATCTCCGGTGGCTTCCGAGCGCCGCTCGCGGCCGACTGGGGAAGCGGTGACGTGGGCCAGGTCCGCGCCGTTACCCTGGACGGCAACGGTCGTGTCGTGAAGGTCGCCGCCGCAGACACGGCCGAGGCCGCGCTCGTCATCGACCAGCCCAAGGCTGCCGGGGACATCGTGGACTGCATGACCGCCGGAGAGATCGTGGAGGTCGGCCTCGCTGCCGGCACCGTGTACTACTCCAAGTCCGACGCGACGTTGGAGACCGCTGCTCCGGCTGCGGGCGCCAACAAGGTCAAGATCGGTCGCACCGTCGAGGCCGACCGCCTCGTCGTTCGCGTCCAGAAGGTGCAGGGTGCGTGATGAACATCTCTCTCGCCAAGCACGCCGCTCTGTCGGCCGGTGACCTCAAGACCCTCCTGGGTCTCAACCGTGGCATCTACGGCAACATGCAGATGATGGCGCGGGGCTACAACGCCTCCGCGGACGTCCTGACGCAGACCGCCGATGGCCGCGATCTCAACGAGATCTGGAATGAGTTCCAGGCCACCGTCGCGATCCAGAACGAGGAGCGCCAGCGGATCATCGACCTGCTGACCTTCCCGGTGACCCAGGTCATCGAGGACGTCCCGCAGTTCGGCACCGAGGACTTCGAGGAGGCGTCGGAGTACGGCGTCCCGAAGGGCATCCGCCCCGAGGCCGACGTGCTGTCCCTCGGCTACACCTTCAAGTGGTACGACATCGCCAACCGCTTCACCTGGCAGTTCCTCGCGGAAGCCAGCGCGCAGCGGGTCGAGGCCGTCCACCAGCAGGTTCTGGACGCGGACAACCGTCTGCTCTTCAAGGAGGTCATGCGGACGCTCTTCCGGAGCACCAACCGCACCGCCTCCATCAAGGGTCAGAACTACAACGTGTACACGTTCTGGAACGCCGACGGCACCGTGCCCCCGGCCTACAAGGCGAACACGTTCGACGGCACCCACACCCACTTCCGGATCTCCGGTGGCGCGACCATCGTGTCGGGCGACCTGGACGAGATCGTGGATGACTTCAAGAGCCACGGCTATTCGGCCGAGAACGGCTCGACGATGTTCGCCCTCGTGAACGTCACGGAAGCCAACACCATCCGGTCCTTCCGGGTGGCCACGGGTGCTCGGTACGACTTCATCCCCGCGCAGGGTCAGCCCGGTCTGATCATCCCCGCGCAGGACCAGTTGCTCGGAACGGGTCAGGCCGCCAGCACCTTCCGGGGGATGAACGTCATCGGCTCCTACGGTCCGCTCCTCATCATCGAGGAGGACTACGTGCCCCCGGCCTACGTCGTGGCGCTCGTGTCCGGCGGCGAGGCCAACATCCAGAACCCGATTGGTCTGCGCGAGCACTCCAACGCGGGTCTCCGGGGCCTCCGCCTCGTCAAGGGTCGTGAGAACGACTACCCGTTGATCGACTCGTACTACGTCCGGGGCTTCGGCACCGGCGTTCGCCAGCGTGGCGCGGGTCTGGTCATGCAGATCAAGGCCTCGGGGTCGTACGCGGCTCCGGCCAACTACGCCTGATCGGAGGATCTGACATGGCTCGAGAGTTCGATGGCCCGCTGAGCAAGTCCGACATCGAGTGGCTGAAGGCTCGGTACCCCGAGTCCTACGTCGCCCGCATGGTCGACTTGCATGGGCTCAAGAAGGGCAAGAAGTCCCAGGAGCCCGACACCTCTGGGGACGCCGGAGACGGCTCCTCGAAGGGCGAGGGCACCGAAGGCGAGGGCCAGGTCCCCGAGGGCACCGAGGGAGCCGGAGACGGCTCCGAGGGCACCGGCGACGAGGACCTGATCGGCAACCCCAACGGGGACCCGAGCGGCGACGAGGAGTTCGACGTGGTCGGCTCCACGGAGGCCGAGGTCAAGACCTGGGCGGAGAGCGCCAGCGACGAGGACAAGGCTTCGGCCTTGGCTGCGGAGCAGGCTCGCACCGACCGGGAGCCCCGCAAGGGCGTCGTCAGCCTGCTGGCCTGATCAGCACCAACAACGGGAGAGGCCCGGCCCACAACGGGTCGGGCCTCTTTCGCTACCTGAGGAGGACACGTGGCTGAGGAGGCCCAGATCGCCGAACTCCGGCGACTGATCAACGAGCCGGTCAACGCCGAGCCCTGGACGGATGAATACCTCTCCGGCAGGATCGACGGATGGTCCGGCACCATGAACGCGCTCGCCGCTTCCCTGTGGCGAGAGAAGGCAGCGACCTACACTGAACTGGTCGACATCCAGGAAGGCAACTCCAACCGGAAGTTGTCGCAGTTGTACAGCCAGGCCCTCAAGATGGCAGACGGGCTGGACGGCGGATCCGACAGCGGAGCCGGTCCGGGTGGCCGACGGGTGTCTCGCACCCGACCGATCGAACGGATGTGACATGCCGGTCCCTAGTCTCGCCATCAACCGGAAGTTGACCAAGGCGTTCATCGACGCCAACCCCGTCACCCTCGTCCTCACTCCCCGGACGAGGGAGAAGAAGCCTGCCGGGGGATGGGCCTGGAAGGAGGGCTCTCCGCGTGCTCCCCAGGTGATGACGCTGATCGAGCAGACCGGGCTCTCTGGCCAGCCGAAGCCGGTCGTCACTGTCGACGGTGTGGAGCGTCGGGTCGAGTTCGAACTGCTTTCCGAGTGGGACGCCGGGCTCGCGGCCGGAGACGTCTACTCCTACCAGGGCAAGGACTGGGAGGTGGTGGAACTGTGGATCGACAACGGCTACGAGAAGCGGGCCATGGTGGTTGCCCGTGGCTAGTGGGGGACGGTCCCAGATCGTCTGGGACGACCGTGCCCTCGTCAACAAGTTGCAGACCTTCAACGCTCGGGCCGACAGGTTCATCACGGCGGCGACGGCCTACCACGCAACGCGGGCCGTGGCCTACGCTCGTCAGAACGCTCCCTGGGCGGACCGCACCACCAATGCTCGGAACGGTCTGTTCGCTCGGGCAGAGCGGGATGCCCCGGTCTATCGCATCATCATCGGCCACTCTGTTCCGTACGGTGTGTGGCTCGAGGTACGATGGTCGGGACGCTACCAGATCATCAGGCCCACCGTGGACCACGAGGGACCGGAACTGATGCGAACGGTCCAGGCAATGTACCAGAAGATGTTCAGGAGTTGACATGGCTGCAGCCAAGAGCGCGGTGACCAAGGCGGTCCAGGCGGAGCGGGAGAAGGCTTCCGCCCTCGACCTGCGTCGCCAGAAGCAGATCGCCAACCAGATCGACATCATCAACCGTCTAAGCGACCAGGGTGGCTACGACGACGTGATGCAGGACCTCGTGGCGCGACTCACGGAGGCCCAGGCCGCTCTGAACGAGGCCAAGGCCGAGATCTCCCGTCTCCAGGCCGAGAAGGCCGGAGGCTGACATGTCAGCCCGTGCAGCGCTCCAGACGCTCCTCGAGGGCGACTCCGGCGCGGTGTACCCCACGAACTCGGTGGACACGCCGGACGAGGACCTCTTCATCATCATCCGCTGGGACCCGACCAACGTGGCCTTCGGTTCGCACGGCACCGACCGCTTCACTGTCTGGGCCCACGACAAGGAGAAGGACTACGGGCGCATCACCCAGATCCTGAACCATCTGCGGGACCTGATCCCGGCCCAGACGCACCTCGTCGGAGACGACGGATGGGTGCTGACGACGGCCTCCTGGCTCGGCGAGGGACCGGACCTCTACGACGGTGGATACGAAACGCTGACCCGGTACGCCGACTTTCAGGCAGTTTCACGCTACGATTCTTCTGGAGTATAGTTCTCCAAGATCGAGAGGAGCCATCATGGCTGAGCAGTCCGGCGGGGACAACAAGGGACCCGCCAAGACCCAGAAGGCGATCAAGTACGTTGGCACCGCCGATGTGCGAGAGATCACGAAGGCCCAGTGGGCCAACATCGGCGTCGACGACCAGGACAAGACCGTCTGGGACGCCACGAACGGCTTCACCATCCTGGAGAAGGACCTCTCGAAGAAGGCGCTGGCCTACTTCGAGAAGGATTCCGGCTTCAAGCAGGTCGACGTCGAGGCCTGAGGCCAACCCCATGGACCTGCGTTGCACAGCGAAGAAGCACGGCGAACTCGATGAAGCGTTCATCGAGTTCAAGTGCTCCTCTCGTTTCTGTGGTGCAGGTCCAGGCGTCGTGGTGATCCATCGCTTCGACGCTTCAACAGGCGAACTGCGGGAGACCCTTCAGTTCAAGGATCCAGGAAGGAAGGGGAGTCACCATGGCTCTCGGAACGGCACTGCCGTACGGACTGCGTGACGTCAAGTTGACGCCGTACTCCGACTCCGGTTCGACGACGCTCGGAACCGCCGTCGATCTGCCCAATGCCCGTACCCTCTCGTTCAGCGAGGCGGAGGAGTTCACCGAACTCCGGGGCGACGACAAGGTCGTCACGACCCGAGGCCAGGGTGCCTCGGTGGAGTGGGACCTCGAGGCCGGTGGTCTCTCGTTCGAGGCCCTCAAGGTGCTTGCCGGCGGCACCATCACCGAGTCGGGGACGACCCCGGCCCAGGTGGAGACCTTCAAGAAGAAGGTGACGGACGCCCGTCCCTTCTTCCAGGTCGAGGGCCAGGTCATCTCGGACTCGGGTGGAGACGTGCACTGCATCCTCCCCCGCTGCCGCGTGACCGGGAACATCGAGGGTGAGTTCTCCGACGGGAACTTCTTCCTCACGTCCGGTTCGGGTGCGGCGCTGCCGTCCCTCAAGACCGGTGACGAGGACACCCTCTACACGTTCCTCCAGAACGAGACCGCCACCGCGATCGCCTGATCGCGGTTCAACCGTACGAGGACACTAGGAGCACTAGGATGCCGTCCAGCACCAAGAAGAAGCCGCAGGACCACAAGCCCAAGAAGACGACCAAGAAGCGGCCCGAGCCCAGCACGGCTCAGCCGATCCCCCAGGTCGAAGACCCCACCTCCAAGTACGCTCCCGACGCCTGGATTTCCGGCGGCGTGGGTGGCATGGAGGATCTCACCGTGCCGTCCGGCCAGTTGTGCCTGGTCCGGCGTCCGGGGATGGAAGGTCTGATGAAGGCCGGGGTCCTCCACAACGTCGACTCCCTCTCGCAGATCGTGAACGAGAAGCACCTCAAGCGGGTGTCCGGCAAGAAGACGGACGAGATCGACATGTCCTCGCTCATGCAGGACGACGAGGGCATGGAGCAGGTCACCAGCGTCATCGACAAGGTGATCTGCCACGTGGTGGTCAAGCCGGAGATCCACCGTGCCCCCAACGACGTCACTCTTCGTCGTCCGGGGGTGGTCTACACCGACATGGTCGACATCGTGGACAAGATGTTCATCTTCAACTTCGTCGTGGGTGGGACCCGCGACCTCGAGCGGTTTCGTGGAGGACTCGACGCTCTTGTGGGAAGCATGGAAGATGGCGAAGGCGTACACGACGAGGCCTAGCACCATCTACGCGATCCGGGACGAGGTCACGGCCTGGTCCTTCGACAAGGCAGTGTACATGTTCGGATCGCAACTTGAAGCAGAACTGAAGAACGCAGCCCACGGAGCCAAGTCTGGCTCCCAGGCGAACAGCAGACGCCAACGAGCACTCTCCAAGTGGCTCGGAGGCAAGCAGCAGTTCAAGGACCCGGTCGCGTCGGGTCAAGGCGCAGTGACGTCGAAGGGATCCGGACCCGTATCTCTCTAGACGACGAAAGGACGTCACTGTGTCGGACTACAACCTCGGAACTGCTCGTGGCGTCATCGAGATCGAGTACAAGGGCGACGGCGCCAAGCAAGCCTCGAAGGACCTCCGGGGAACCGGAAGCGCAGCGACTGACGCAGACCAGCGAATGCGCAAGGCCTCCACCGGGATGGCCGTGGCCGGAGCGGTCATCGCCGGTGGTCTGGCTCTCGCCGTCAACAGCGCGGCCGACTTCGAGAAGCAGTTGTCGAACGTCCAGGCGGTCTCCGGAGCGTCCGCGGACGAGATGGAAGTCCTGCGCAACAAGTCCCTCCAGTTGGGCAAGGACACGGCGTTCTCCGCCTCCGAGTCCGCCATGGCGATCGAGGAACTCGTCAAGGCTGGTGTGTCCGTCCAGGACGTCATGGCCGGTGCGGCCGACGCCACCGTCAACCTTGCTGCCGCTGGCGAGATCTCCATGCCGGAGGCAGCGGCGATCGCCTCCAACGCGATGAACCAGTTCGGCCTGGCCGCGAAGGAACTCCCCAAGGTCGCCGACAACATCGCTGGCGCGGCCAACGCCTCCGCCATCGACGTCAAGGACTTCGGCTACTCGCTGTCCCAGGTCGGTGCGGTTGCCAACCTGGCCGGTGTCACGTTCGAGGACACCGCCACCGCCATCGCCCTCATGGGCAACGCGGGCATCAAGGGCTCGGACGCCGGTACGTCGCTCAAGTCGATGTTCATGCGGCTCCAGCCGACCACCAAGAAGCAGGCCGAGTTGATGCAGGAACTTGGCATCATCACGGAGGATGGTGCCAACAAGTTCTACGACGCCGAGGGCAACATGCGGAGCATGGCTGACGTCAGCCAGACGCTCCAGGACGCTCTCAAGGGCATGTCGAAGGAGCAGCAGCAGGCTACACTCACGACCCTGTTCGGGGCGGACGCCATCCGCGGTGCTGCGATCCTGGCCAACAACGGAGCCGAGGGCTTCGGCAAGATGGCTGACGCCATGGGCAAGGTCACCGCAGCCGACGTGGCTGCGACCCGCATGGACAATCTTGAGGGATCGATCGAGCAGTTGAAGGGCTCCCTCGAGACCCTGATGATCATGATCGGTACGCCGCTGCTGAACGGCATCCGAGGGATCGTCGACGGACTGACTGGGTTCCTCGACATTGTCCTCAGCATCCCCGGTCCGATCCTTGAGGCCATCACGGTCTTCGCAGCGATGCTCGCTGGGCTGCTCCTCCTCGTGAGCGGGTTTATGAAGGTCCGGCTCGCCATCCAGGCGATGCAGGCCGGACTGCTGCTGTTCACCGGCCCGATCCTCCTCGTCATCGCCGCCATCGCTGCCCTGGTCGCGGCGTTCGCATACTTCTACAAGAACAACGCCAAGTTCCGGGCCTTCGTGCAAGAGATGGCTTCCGCACTGAAGGACCTGTTCGGCCAGGCGATCGAGTGGATCGTGCCGAAGTTGAAGGAGTTCGGTCAGTTCTTGATGACCGTCTTCCAGGCTTCGTTGCCCTACATCAAGCAGTTCGGCGACTTCCTGGTGTCGGCGTTCAACGCCATCCTCCCCTACATCCAGAAGGTCATCTCGTTCATGAGCGAGTTGGCCGGGATCTTCATGGACGAGGTAGTCCCGGTCATCCAGGAGGTCGCAGGTACGATCCTCGACTCCCTGGTCGGGGCATTCAACAAGGTCGTACCCGAGATCATGCCGATGATCGAGGCGGTGAAGGACTTCGTCTCCTCCATCCTGGATCTGGGTAAGGCCATCATGGGGACCCCGGCCTTCCAGTTCCTGATCGACGTCTTCCAGACCATCGCCCAGATGTTCGTGGGGACGATCCTCCCGCTGCTGGTCCGGGTCGGCGGGGTGTTCTACAACGTCTTCGTCCAGGTGCTGGGCACCGCGCTCCAGACCGCACTGGCCGTCATCCGGAACGTGTTCGGCATCTTCTCCGGGATCATCAAGATCTTCACGGGCCTTCTCACCGGCAACTGGTCGAAGGCCTGGGAGGGCGTGAAGCAGGTCCTGCGGAGCGCCGTTGGAGTCATCGGGGCCGTCCTCCGGGGCCTGCTCTCCACCGCTGGATCGATCCTCAAGGGCCTCGGCAACCTCCTGCTCGCCGGGATCAAGGCCATCCCCGGCATGCTGAAGGGTGCGGGAGGCCTGTTCCTCTCGGCCGGTAAGTTCCTGATCAACGCCTTCGCCGATGGAATGAAGAGTGCTGCCGGGATCATCGAGGGCATCGCCTCCAACGTGTGGAACTTCGTCCGCGGACTTCTCAACGGAGCCATCAGCAGGATCAACCGGGCGCTCGAGTTCACCATCGACCCTCCCGGCCCCGGCAAGGTGACGATCAACCCGCCGGACATCCCGGCCCTCGCCAAGGGTGGCGTGCTCACCGCACCCACCATGGCCTGGGTGGCGGAAGCCGGTCACGATGAGGCCGTCATCCCGCTTCGGGACCTCTGGCGCCAGATGGACCAGGTCTACCGAGCCGGTCAAGTGGCTATCGTAGACTCTGACAGCCTGCCTCGCGGCCGAACGGCCAGTTCAGGCTCCAACGGTGACTCCGGGCGCTCCCGGCTCGTCCAGGGGACGCTCCGGCTGGATCCGTCGGGCCGGGCCTTCATCGAGGGCGTCGCCCAGGACGTGTATGATGACAACGAGGACCAGACCACGACGATGAGCAGGATGAGCGGACGCCGATGACTACCAAGACCGTCACTAACGGATACGACTCTTACGTCGCCCAGAAGACGCCCACTGCCAACTTCTACAGCCAGTCTGTCCTTCGGGTTCAGGCGAAGGCGTCCTACAACCAGTTGTCGTACCTGTACTTCTCCCTCCCCTTCCCTCGGGGAGTGACGATCCAGTCGGCCAAGTTGATCATGACGCAGTACACGCCGCACACCACAGGCAAGTCGGTGCACGTCGCTCGGGTGTCGGCCTCGTGGGCTCAGAACAAGATCAACTACAACAACGACCCCGGCATCACCGGCACGGCGTCCAGTCTCACCAAGGGATCGACGGCGAACCTGACCCAGTGGGAGTTCGACGTCACGGCCCACATGCAGTTGGTGGCGAACGGCTCCCCGTGGTACGGCTGGCGCATGTACACCAACACCGCCACCCAGATGCAGTTCATCTCCATGAACAGCGTCTCCGTGGGGTATCGACCCCGGCTCGAGGTCACCTGGAGCGACGCCCCGGACCAGCCGGACAACCTCCAGCCCGCTGGGGGACGTGCGGTGTCCAAGACCAAGCCGACGTTCTCGTTCCACTACAACGACCCGTCCGGCGAGGACGGCATCCAGTCCGTGCAGGTCCAGGTTGCCACGACGTCTGCTCTTCTGACGGCCAACACTCCGGACATCTGGAACCCCGGTGCGATCGCGACGGACTCCGCCTCCATCGACGGCAACGCCGAGGGCATGCCTGCTCTCACGAACGGATCCACGTACTGGTGGCGCGTCCGTGTCACGGATGACTCCGGCCAGACCTCGTTCTGGTCTCTGCCGGAGTCCTTCTCCATCCAGTCCAAGGGTGCGCTGAACGCGAAGGTCGACGGCGGGGTCAACATGCTCAGTCAGATCCCGGTAGTGTCGTGGACGTTCACCGGTCAGACCCAGAAGCACTACCAGGTCATCGTGCTCCGTTCGGACGACCCTCTCGACAAGGTCTGGGACTCTGGGAAGTTGACGAGCACGGCCACGGCTGTGAATCTCCCCATCGGCGTCGTGAAGAAGGACACCGACCAGTTCCGTTTCATCGTCCGGATCTACGACCAGCACAACCGGCAGGCTGGGCCGGGGGATCCGGTCTACGTTGAGCAGGTCATTGACTCTGTCGTGGCCTACGACTCCGGTACGGCAGGGATCGACACCTTGGGAGGCATCTCGGACCCGGCCTTCCCGTACTTCGATCTCACTTGGACGGACGACGTTGTGGCGGACTGGTACCAGATCCAGCGACGCGTCCAGGGGGAGACCGCCTGGTCGTATGGCTCGGAACTCATCGACCCGGACTCCCACGCGACCCCCACTCCGAACCAGTTCACCTACTCGGACCACGGCGCTGCCATGTACAAGGACTTCCAGTGGAGGATCGTCCCCATCCGGGCCGGGAAGCAGTCCCAGTCGAACACTTCCACCAACGGTCGTGTACGCCGTCTGGCCCCCATGCTCCTCACCCCGGACAAGACCAAGGTCGTAGCCTTTGCGAACGCCGAGCGGGACCGGACGACCGGTGACATCCAGGACGTGGTTCCGGTGCTGGCCGGTCCCCCGGTTCTGTTCACCCAGTTCATCGGAGGAGACCAGGGTCACCTTGAAGGGGTCCTCGCGGACCACTTCCTGCCGGGCTACACCGGCAAGCAGATGTTCGAGTGGATGAAGTGGTTCCGCAAGAATCCCGGCATCCCTCTGAAGTTGTTCATCGCGGACGAGTCCCTCAACGTCGCCATCTACAACGTGGAGTACGACACGCTCGTGGACGGTGAGGGCCTGTACTACGCCGCCTCCTTCGATTGGGTGGCCATCTAGTGATCGACCTCGGACTCACCCCGGCCAAGCGCAAGCAACTGCTGCGCCTTCTCCACACGCCGCACATCATCCGGATGGCGGTGCTCGTTCAGACTCTCCAGGAGCAGTACACCGTTGACCTCTCGCCCTACCTGATGGCAGGGCAGATCAACATCCGCTCTAAGGAGCAGGTGACCCGTTCGGCTGACCTGACGATCTTTGACCCGTTCCGCCGGATCCAGTTGGACCCCAACGATCCGAGCAAGATCTCCATCGGCATGGCAGACCTCGTCAAGATCGTGTACGTCGTCACTGACCCGGTCACGAAGGAGTCGTTCAACATCCCGGTCTTCTGCGGGCCGGTGGACGACGTCCAGCGGGACGCCACCACGTTGAAGATCACGTGTGTTGGCAAGGAGTCGCTGGCCATCGGGAACTCCTACGTCGGCAAGATCTACAAGAAGGGTACCAAGAAGACCGACGTCATCAAGCACATCCTCCGGAACGTCATCGGGGAGAACCGATACCAGGTCCCTGATCTCAAGGCGAAGTTGCCGGCAGACTGGCGCCTGTCCCAGGGCGACATTCCTTGGGACCAGGCCAAGCGTCTGGCCTCGAGCCTCGGCTACCAGTTGTTCTACGACGGTCGAGGCGTCTGCCGTATGCGGGTCCCCGGTGGGAAGGCTGTACACACCTTCGACAACTACTGGGTGAGCGACTCCCCCGACATCGACTGGTCGACGGATGGTGTGATCAACACGGTGATCGTCAAGGGAGGTAAGCCGAAGAAGGCGAAGAAGAACGTCTCCTACACCGCCATCGCTGCGGCAAGCCACGCGCTCTCGCCCCAGCGCCTTGGCCGGAACGGGATCCCCCGGCACCTGTACACGGTGATCGAGAACAGCGGACTTCTCTCCGTAGCCGAGTGCAAGACGTTGGCGGTGCAGACTCTGAACCGGGGCCTCGTCCTCGGCTTCCAGGCGCAATGGGACGGACTCCCGATGCCGCTCCTGGAGGAAGGGGACATGGTCCACATCAGTGCCCACGGCCTGAACGCCACCGTCGCTCTGAACGACTTCTCCATCCCTCTGGTCATCGGAACGGCGTCGTACGGGTACAACCGGAACGTCGGTGCGCGCGGCGGGCAGCGCGGGATCAGCCGAGGGCAGTATCGTTCGTACTCGAAGAAGCGCAGCCAGTGGGCAGCGCAGATCCGGAAGGTCGATCGGGCCGCAGCGAAGCGGAAGGCTGCAGCAGCCAAGAGGCGTGAGAAGCGGAAGAAGAGGAAGAAGGGCAAGAAGTGACGAGTTCGGTTGCGAGGGTCGTTTCGGTAGTCACCAATCCCGCAGGTTCCTCCCTCCGGGAAGAGGCTCTCGCTGGTCACACCGTCCTTCAGGTCGAAGACGCTGCGGACTTCAACGAGGAGGGCGGATCCATCCTCCTGGAGGACAGCACCGTCCTGACCTATACCGAGGCCGACACCGAAGAGGACACCCTGACTCTCGCTGCCCCTCTCGCTGTTGACGTGTGGGTCACCGGCGATCCGGACGGAGACAACGACTACTTCATCTCCGTGTACCCCGGTTCCACGGAGATGAAGGCGGTCGTGGTCTTCGAAGACGACAACGACGAGGGTCTCCAGGCTGTCGTCCCTCTCGAGTTGCAGGGTTACTTCGAAGAGGGTATCCGGGACGGCCAGGACCGAGAGGCTGTCACGGTTGACGACGAGACCGGCGAGTGGCGGGTGGTGGAGGTCGCAGACGAGAAGGCCCTCCGGGGAGACCGGATCAATCCGGTGGGCCTCCCCAACCCTGTCCCGGTCTTCCCTCCATTGATCAGCCCGGCCCCCACGGTGTACGGGACGGTTGATTCTCTCGTCATCACGGTGGACAACCAGGTTGTGGAGCCGGGCACGACGGTCGACTACCACAT